TGCTGTTTCGCTTATCAGCCGTTAGATTTTGCCGAACTGGAAAGCGCCTGTTTAAACTCACTGAAGCTGAGAGCTTCTTCGCCTTCGGCAAGGCCTTCGAAGTATTCTTCGTAAGCCTTTTCCATGATTGTGTCGAAATCCATATCACTCACCTGAGTTTCTTTCCAGCCAGCGACGGGCACCATTTTCGGTTTTAAACGTTTTGCTTTTGGTATACGTCATTGCGGTGAACGTGCCGTCCTGGTTTGGAAATACGCCGTACACCAGAGATTCGTTGTTGCCAAGATCGATAGTATCCATGCTGACCTCATTTCCCCTTAACGCCGGGGTAGCGGAACAAAAACCTGCTGCATAGTTATTAAAGTTGAACCCTGCCGTCATGTTCTTACGCCTCGGGCTGGCTACTTAACCCCTGACCACTGCCTGGTAACTCGAAGTATTGCCCTGCATTCTGTGGGGCGGGGTGGGTTGGTATGAAAAGAAGGATACCCATAGGTATTTAAAAAGTAAGTACCCATGGGTAACTTTTTGCGGTGTCTTAACTGGTGACTAGTTGTTTGGTGAGCTATGATGCGTTTTGTGCTTTCTTTTTACGGATTTCTTCGTAGATCATATTGTAATACTTTTTTTTCTCTTCAAGAGTTTTTAATAAGTTATCCGCTTCACTTTCTGGCAGTTCGTCTAAGAGATCTAAAAAAATACGTTGTCGTGGCGTTAGAACCCTTGTTTCATAACTGGAGGCTGTGTTCGTTGATGATGAAACGATACCATCCATCCATCCCCGGGGTAACCCAAAGGACTCTTCGATAATCTCCACCATATCATCAGCGATCCGTTTTTTTCCCTTTTTCCCCTCTGGGTACAACATTCTTGATACATAAGAAGGCTCGCGCCCGATCTTTCTGGCCACGTTAACCGCTTTACCATCGCATTTCTCATCACGAATTTTGATGAGTTGCTGTCGTCTAAATTCATATTTGTCCATAGGTAAATAATAGATGCGATTACTGCAAGGTAAACAACCTGTGGGTATTGACTTTTGTTTACCTGTGGGTATTCTTTGCTGTGTTTACTAAGGAGTAGCTATGGAAGAATTAAGAATATTTCTCAATTCTCTTTCGTCAGATGAACAGCGTATGTTTGCATGCGAGTGTGGTACCAGCATCGGTTATCTAAGAAAGGCATTGAGTAAAGGTCAAGTGTTAGGGGCATCGTTATGTGTCCTTATTGAGCGAGCCAGTAATGGTGAAGTTACACGTCAGCAACTAAGGCCTTTTGATTGGATGAATATTTGGCCCGAGCTGGAAGATACCAAAACGTTAACACAACCACTTTCTAGGAGCTTGATTCATGAAAATCAAGCATGAACACATCCGCATGGCGATGAATGCCTGGGCGCGTCCTGATGGCGAAAAAGTTCCAGCAGCTGGAATAACCCAGGCTTATTTTGAGTTGGGTATAACGTTTCCTGAACTGTATGACGACAGCCATCCGGAAGCCCTGGCTCGCAATACACAGAAAATTTTCCGCTGGGTAGAGAAAGACACCCCTGATGCTGTTGAAAAAATTCAGGCGTTGTTACCAGCGATCGAAAAGGCAATGCCACCTTTGCTGGTGGCCCGAATGCGCAGCCACAGTTCAGCCTATTTTCGGGAGCTGGTGGAGACGCGGGAACGACTGGTGAGAGACGCTGATGATTTTGTCGCAGTGGCGATTGCCGGTTTCAATCAGATGAACCGTGGTGGCCCTGCAGGAAATGCCGTGGTGATGCACTAAAAGCACGGATGGCGTTAACAATGACGGAGGGGGCTGTGAATCTACCTGATTTTTTTACTGTTCTTGCCTGTGGTATTGGTGGGGCTCTGGCCGGACATTTTATCGTGAATCTGTTCACCTGGTATCTCTTTGGTTTCAGGGATTACTTCACCCGATGGACTTTAAATTGTCTTCGTCGGTTCATTGGGCGCAAGCCTGATATGAGGATTTGGAAAGATGAAAAACGCTGATTGTTTATGGCATCGGGAGGCCGTTTTTCTCCCGATATCGCTCGATCTCTGCCTGAATTGCTGCAACAGCACACATGGAGTCGTACTGGATCAGTCTGAGATTTTCAATCGTGAATTTGTCTTCCTCCATCAGGTTGAGCATACGAAAGTATCGAAAGACGTAAACTTCTGGGCCGCTGACACCATACCCCTTTGCCTTCGATATGGTTTGGTGGAGCTCCCATTCTTTCAATGCGAGGGTGAGAGCCATTTCTCTTATTTTTGCTCTGGCTTCAGCAGCCCGGCGTTGCGCTTCAATGGTTCGTTCCGATTTGCGTTGCCAGGCACCATTAACCAGCGAAACCACGCCAGCAACACACGCACTCAACACAACGCTACTTGTGATAGTTGCAAAATCCATTTCGAACCTCCTCTGGTTCTGTTGATTAGTGAATCACAGATTATAACCAGAGGAAGGTTTGGCTCCAGACGAGGTGAACATGCGTGATTATGCAAAAGTTTCCCCGCGATTCTGGCTGGGAGAAACGGGGAGAGAACTTAGAAAGGCGGGTGCAGAAGCGCAAGTTGTTGCTTTTTACCTGATGACATCCCCTCACGCAAATATGTTGGGTTTGTATTACCTGCCAGTTTTGTACCTTGCTCATGAAACCGGGCTTGGTCCGGAAGGGGCTTCGAAGGGGCTTAAAAGGGCTGTTGAAGCTGGTTTTTGTAGCTATGACCATGATGCCGAGATGGTCTGGGTCCATGAAATGGCAGCCTGGCAGGTTGGGGAAACGTTGAAGCCTGGAGATAACCGTTGTGCAGGTGTCAGGAATGAGTATGCATCATTACCTGAAAACGCCTTTCTGTCAGCCTTTTACGACAGATATAAAACGGATTTCCATCTGGATGTGAGGCGGAATAATCGCCGGAATTCAGCAAGGGGCTTCGAAGAGGCTTTAAAGGGGCTTCTAAGCCAAGAACAGGAACAGGAGAAAGAACAGGAGCAGGATAAAAATACTATGCTTCATGGCGAAAAAATCGCCACGAACCAGGCAGGGGATGTTCAGAACGTCAATCCTGGTCAGCCAGCAGGCACGACACCGGAAGCCGATTCGGGCGCTGTGCAGCAGGCGATGACCGCAAGGCCGGAACAATCACACCAACTGCAGCAGCCTGAAGCCGATTCCGCCATTCAGCGGGAAGCCGATCAGGTAGTCCCGGAAAACACCGGGCAGCCTGTGGGACGAGTGGATTATCCGGATGTGTTCGAACAGGTCTGGCGGGAATACCCGTTGCGTGCCGGAGCAAACCCGAAGAAATCCGCTTTCAGTGCCTGGAAGGCCAGATTACGCGAGGGGGTGCCACCAGAGGCCATGCTGGATGGCGTGAGGCGTTACGCAAGATACCTGGCGACTACCGGGAAAACGGGAACGGAATTTGTTCAGCGAGCGACGACGTTTTTTGGACCGGACCGGAATTTTGAAAACCCCTGGTTGCTCCCGGTAAGCGGCACGAACAACCAGCGTTGTGTGAATCATGTTTCTGAACCGGATACCGAAATTCCGCCAGGCTTCAGGGGGTAAGTGTTTATTTCAGGTCATGAGGTAATTTTCAGGAGGGCTTGTGGCAAAAGTTTTTACACAAGAAGAGCGAGAAAAAATTAAAGGGCAGGTTGTTGAGCTAGTACGCCGGAGTGGGCGCGAGACGTTACGGCAACTGGAAGCCAAGACAGGTGCGACAAGATATCTGATGAGCGTTCTCGCCAGAGAGCTGGTTGCCAGTGGTGATGTATACAACTCTGGTTACGGGTTATTCCCGTCTGAACAGGCTCGTAAGGACTGGCAAAACGCCCGCAAAAAACTCTCAAGGGCAAAGCTGAAGAAAAAAACACCTGTGGTTGATCCGGACCTTATCTGGTCGTTACCAGACGGAGAAATACGTCGTTATGACAGGCGTCAGAACATAATCTGTAGCGAGTGCCGGAAGAGCGAAGTTATGCAGCGCGTGCTGGCGTTTTATCAGGGGAATTTTCAGGAGGTGGTGCTGTGAGTGAAATTAGCTATCAGGCTTCAATTGCCGCTGGCATTCGCATCAAAGGAGAGGAGCATGGAAATAAAACCAGAAGATGAGTTAAGTAATATTGTTTTATTTCCGGTAAAAGAGGATGACCCACGTAATCAGGTTAATTTTCTTTATGAGCCATCGGAAAGACCATATTGTCATCACGCCTCTGTCCGGGTTGACGAAAAAGAGCGTCAGGTCCGCTGTAAAATCTGCGGTGCAGTTGTGGAGCCATTTGACTGGATGCTCTCTGTGGCGAAAAGAGAAACCAGACTGGCAGATGATGTAAGGCTCTTGCGCCAGGAGGAACGGGAAAGGCGGAGAAATATAGAAAAGCTAATTCAGATTGAGCGTAACGCGAAAGCGCGGATACGCAGGGCGGCAAAATCAAGAACTGAATAATTAAATTTAGCACTGTTAAAAATTTAATCCTTAACCGGAGGGATTTCTGCACCCTCAGAACATCAGGAGGCCGTTCGAAATGGCGGTAGTGAAATGCGAAAATTCAAAATAATTATTGAAACGGGAATAGCTGGTGGAGATTTTGAGGATGTATTCGAAGTAGATGATGACGCAACACCTGATGAAATTCATGACGAAGCAAAAGAAATTTTCTTTAACTACTGCAATTACTCATACCACGAAATAAAAGACGAAGAGGAAGGACAAAATGGCTGATTTTGGTTCAACTAAATATAACGCCAGTTTTGAAGAATGGCATGAACTGTTAATGGATTATGCAGAGTTACGCGGTGGAAGTGCCGCTGATGCTGAAGCATGGCGTGATGATTATGAAGCAGGGAAAACTCCGGTCGAAGCATATTGTGATGAGTGGGGCGATGAATGAGCGAGATTAATTATCAGGAAGGGCATGAAAAGGCAGGGCAGGCAAAACCAGTGGCATGGCGATATCGCTACGTGAAAAAAGGCGTTACAGACTTTCAGGGGAAGCAGTGGGCTGGTGACTGGAAATATGTCCAGACAAAAGAAGATTGTAACGACAGACCGAACTATGAAATTCAGGCGTTATTCACGGCCCCGCCAGCCCCGGTGACATCAGAAGGACTAGTTAAAGCCGTGCGCTTTTATGAACAGGTAAAGCGTGAGAATCCACCAGTCGAAACAGGTGCATGGAAAGATGCTGTTGACTGGGTACTCAAAGAGGCTTGTCAGGTTGTAAACATTCGCATCAAAGGAGAATGAGATGGCGTTAACACACCGCGAACTCTGTCAGATTGCCTACAGGTTCCTTAAGCGCAACGGGTTCAAGGTTTGCTTTCATGACCGCTTTGTTGCTGTAACCAGTACTGGAGAACAACCAGATGCTATGGGATTCAGAAATTCAGCATCATGCCTGATAGAGGCGAAGTGTTCTCGTGCTGACTTGTTGGCAGATAGAAAAAAGCGTTTCCGTAAAAATCCCTCTCTTGGCATGGGGGACTGGCGATTCTTTATTAGTGAGCCGGGAATTATTTCAATTGAGGATTTACCACCTGGCTGGGGATTACTTCACGTTGTTAACGGAAGAGTACGGAAAGTATATGGGTGGCCCAAGGGTAATTGCTGTTGGGGTAATCCTGACGATAAGCCATTTACCGGAAATAAGCAGGTTGAATGCGATTACATGTTATCTGCATTAAGGCGCATGGAGTTGAGAGGGCACCTTAATGAAATATATGACGGTGTAATTGTTAATAAGAAAGAAGGAAACGCGGCATGATCACTATTACCAAAGAGCGACTACTGACAATCAAGCAGTGGCGCGAAACATACGGACCTGGTAGCAACGTTGTGCTTCCAGCAGAAGAAGCGGAAGAGCTGGCACGGATTGCACTGGCATCACTGGCAGCAGTATCGGATGAACGAGCAGCCTATGAATTATTTATGGAGAAGCGTTTCGGAGAATCTGTAGATCGCCGCAGAGCAAAAAATGGCGATAGAGAATACATGGCATGGGATATGGCGCTTGGCTGGATTATCTGGTGTCACCGCGCCGCCATGCTTCAGGCTGGAAACTTTCGGGAACATAAGGGTTCGTCAACCAATAATTTTCGGGAAATCTCGGAAACGTCAACCAACCATCCGGTAACTCCGGATGGTTGGATAAGCTGTAGTGAGCGAATGCCGGATGACGGGCAGTGGTGCGTAGTGAACACAGAATACGGGTATTACGTGCAATGCTGGTCTGAAGGTCAAGGATGGCTTGGTGATGATATCAGCATCCCTGAATGCGATGTAATCAATCGGATGCTTCTACCTGAACCGCCGCAGAAGGTGCGCCAATGAACTGGCCTGAAGCATTTGCAATTACAGGCGTTGCTATGGCTATCGCTTTTTTAGTATATGTTATTTGTCGGTGGGGGTAAAAACGTTCGCCGGGATTAACACCAAAGGAGGGAATATGTCGGATGATATTTCACTGGCAATGGAAGGCGCGCTGGCCGTTATTTCTGTTGTGGGCGTTTACTGCCTGGTTGTGTTTTTGATGGATCGGATGTGAAACTGAATTCATTGCGATATGGGCATTCCCATATCGGGTAAAACGGTTTGCGGTAAAGCGAGAGTTAAGTAGAATTGCTGCGGGTGCTTGAGGCTGTCTGCCTCGGGCATGCCGACGTAAGGCAGACAGAGAAAAGCCCCAGTTAACATTATGCGTCTTGCAGGACGCTTAACATTAATCTGAGGCCATATCTATGACTTGCACACTTAGATTAGCCTCTTACGCGCCGAAAGGCAAGGAGCAGCAGGCTATGAAGCAGCAAAAGGCGATGCTAATCGCCCTGATCGTCATCTGTATTACCGTCGTTGTAACGGTACTGGTAACGAGGAAAGACCTCTGCGAGGTACGAATCCGAACCGGCCAGACGGAGGTCGCTGTCTTCACAGCTTACGAATCTGAGAAGTAAGAGACCCGGCGAGGGAGAAATCCCTCGCCACCTCTGATGTGTCAGGCATCCTCAACGCACCCGCACTTAACCCGCTTCTGCGGGTTTTGTTTTTTCTTGACATTCTGGTTTACAATTCGCACGCCAGCCTGAACAACTGGCACCTGCTGTGTCACCGGAGAACCCGATGGCGCAACGTATAAAATCCCACAATTCTGAAGCCGTCCCGGCCATTAAGCGGGGGCGGCATTCGCACGTATTTAAAACCGACTGGTACCAGCATCCCCCATGCACTGAAGAACAGGCCGAATGGCTGATTCAGTGTTACCGCAGGCGCGGATACGAGGTTAAGAAAGCCATCAGCCTCGATTATCGTCACTGGATAATCTCTGTCAGGCTCCCTTATTCCGAACATCCACCGCGTCCGTCCCGCACATTCCAGCAACGTATCTGGAGGTAACGTGCGGGTATTACTTCGACCTGTTCTGGTGCCGGAACTTGGCCTGGTGGTCCTTAAGCCCGGACGCGAATCACTGCCTGTTTTTCATTGCGGCAGGGTGCTGGTGGAGCCGGAACCGAAAAGCATGCGTGCTCTGCCGTCTGGGGGTGTACCTGCCGTTCGCCAGCCGCTGGCGGAAGATAAATCATTACTGCCATTTTTCAGCGATGAGCGGGTGATCCGTGCTGCGGGTGGCGCTGGTGTACTGTCTGACTGGTTATTACGTCACGTGAAATCCTGCCAGTGGCCACACGGCGATTATCATCACAGCGAAACCGTCATTCACCGTTACGGTACCGGCGCGATGGTGTTGTGCTGGCACTGCGACAACCACCTGCGGGAGCAGACATCTGATTCACTGGAGCAACTTGCTCAACAGAATCTGGTTGCCTGGATGATTGACGTCATTCGGCATGCAATGAATGGCGCACAGGAACGTGAATTATCGCTGGCTGAATTATCCTGGTGGGCGGTCTGCAATCAGGTGGCTGATGCGCTTCCTGAGCCTGTATTGCGTCGTTCGCTGGGATTACCGGTGGAAAAAATCCGCTCCGTATATCGTGAGAGTGACATCATTCCGGGAGCGCAGACCGCCACCAGCATACTGAAGCAGCGCACAAAAAATATTGCGCTGCCACTTCACGTCCACCAGCAACAAAATCCACCACAGAAAAAAGCGGTGGTCAGTATAGCCGTTGATCCGGAGTCTCCTGAATCGTTCATGAAGCGGCCTAAACGTCGCCGTTGGGTAAATGAGAAATACACGCGCTGGGTAAAGACACAGCCGTGCGTGTGTTGTGGTAAGCCAGCCGACGATCCGCATCACCTGATTGGTCATGGTCAGGGCGGAATGGGGACAAAATCCCACGATATTTTCACGCTACCGTTGTGCCGGGAGCACCACAACGAACTTCATGCTGACCCGCTGGAGTTTGAGAAAAAGTACGGGTCCCAGGTTGAGTTAATTTTTCGTTTTCTTGATCACGCCTTTGCGACTGGCGTGCTCGGGTAAAAGAGGTGACTGATGCTCATAGATTTGGTTTTACCTTACCCGCCGACGGTGAACACTTACTGGCGACGCCGTGGCAGCACATATTTTATATCTGAGGAGGGAAAGCGCTATCGACGGGCAGTAGCGCTTATTGTTCGCCAGCAGCGGTTGAAATTAAGCCTGCCCGGAAGGCTGACAATAAAAATTATTGCAGAGCCACCGGATAAGCGCCGTCGTGACCTGGACAACATTCTGAAAGCGCTACTGGATGCGCTGACGCATGCAGGACTACTTATCGACGACGAGCAGTTTGATGAAATTAATATTGTGCGCGGTCTGCCTGTTCCAGGCGGACGGCTTGGTGTGAAAATTTACGAAATAACGCATGGCTGGCAGGCAAAAGAATGAAACTGGAAGATTTACCAAAATACTATTCCCCAAAATCACCGGGTCTGACGGATGCATCGGCCTCAACGTCAAAAGATGCGCTGAGTATCACTGATGTGATGGCAGCGCAGGGCATGACACAGAATCGGGCTGAGATGGGGTTTTCTGCGTTCCTTGGGAAAATGGGCATCAGTATGAATGACAGGGAGCGGGCAACAGAACTGCTGGCAGAATACGCTCTCAGTCGGTGTGATCGCGTGGCAGCGTTAAGAAAACTTCCGGCAGAAATAAAACCGGTAGTGATGCGCATTATGGCTTCGTATGCGTTTGAGGATTATGCCCGGAGCGCGGCGAGCAAAAAACAGTGCCCATGCTGTCACGGAAAAAAATTTATTGAAAGCGAGATTTTTACAAACAAGATTCAGTATCCGGATGGTAAGCCGCCAGTATGGGCAAAGTGTACAAAAGGCGTGTATCCGTCTTACTGGGAGGAATGGAAAAAAGTCAGGGAGGTGGTAAAAGTTGCCTGTCCGGAGTGTGGAGGGAAGGGGGAGGTTTCCACCGCCTGTAAAGATTGTCGTGGGCGCGGTGTTGCCATTCATCGTGAAGAGTCGGTAAAACGTGGTATGCCTGTTATCAGAGACTGCCAGCGTTGTGGTGGTCGTGGCTATGAAAGATTACCTTCAACGGAGGCATTTAATGCCATATGTAATGTAACCGATGCCATATCTCTTGATACATGGAAAAAAACAGTTAAACGTTTTTACGATACGCTGGTGGTGCAGTTTGATATTGAAGAAGCATGGGCAGAACAACAACTGAAAAAGGTGACCAGATAGCTTTGTTGATTTTTCCCGAATCTGTGGTAAATTTGCCCTAACGATGGGCGTTTTATGCCTGACGTTAGAAGATTTTTTACACCCGTCGCCAGGCGGGTTTTTTTATGACTGAAATCACGCCAGTACAGTAAACGCGCTGGTGGTTGTGAATACCGGTCTTTCAGCTTGCTGGCTTTTTCGACAAGAGTTATTGGTGTGTCACGTTAACCGGAAAAAGGAAAGTTTGAGAAACGCGATCTGGCACAGGCGGTGATTAACGCCGCATACCTGGTGGCCTGTGCAGATGGTGAATGTGAGGCTTCCTAGAAAGCGAAGATCGAACAGGTACTGCGTAATCAGCCTGCGCTGTACGCGTTTACGTCAGAAATTAATGCGATTAGCGCAACCATTATCGGTCAGCTGGATACGAACTTTAAAACTGGTCGTCGTGCGGCGTTACGTGAGATCGAGGATGTGAAACACGATACGCGTGAAGCGGAAGATGTGCTGGATGTGGCGGTGGCCATTGCGGAGGCAGACGGCGAAATTGAGCCGGAAGAGCGCAAGGTGCTGGAAGAGATTGCCGGTGTTCTGGGTCTTCGTCTGGAGAATTACCTGTGACGGTAAAACTGCGCCTGACTGTGGCTGCACTCCTGCTGTTTCTGGTGGTGATGGTGGATTTCACCAGCAGAATCATGTCGGTGCTGGCGGATGGGGTGCTGGTCTGCGGCATTATGGTATTGCTGTGGCCGGTGATAAAAAGAAACAGCCTGCATAATGCTTGATTTTTTTGTTTGCTGTTTATTAAAAACACTTCTGCATGGTGAATCCCCCTGTGCGGTGGGGCAATCAGCAAGAAGGAATATGGGGTAATCGCGGATTCAGGTGCTGATACTGAATTCACCGGGAGGCACCCGGCACCATGCTTTGCCACAAAAGTGTTATTTCTGTTTTTCTCAAACTATCATCGTTATCCCTTTATTTTCGGCTGCGCATGGCGCGGCCTTTTTTTTACGACCAGCCACTGGCAGATGGTCATCCTGTGATTTGATTCCGCTTCCGGCTTTTTAACTCTGTTCCTCTACACGGGAGAAATTCGATGTCGATTAAACATTATGATGTTGTCAGGGCGGCGTCGCCGTCAGACCTTGCGGAAAAGCTGACACACAAACTGAAAGAGGGCTGGCAGCCATACGGCGGACCGGTTGCCATTACGCCGTACACACTGATGCAGGCGGTGGCTATTGAAGGAGAGCCACAGGTCGGCCCTTCATCTGAGCCGGATTGGTACTACGTCATCGTACTGGCCGGGCAGTCCAATGCCATGGCT